GGCAAGGACATTATGGCTCGCATCGATGAGCGCAGTGACAAGTCTTATTCAACGCAGGTGTATTACTGCGCCACGTTTGGTGCCACCCGCATGGAAGAAGACAAAGTCGTTGAAATAGCGTGCAACGAGTAAGGGAGGGATTGAAAAATGGCTAACGTAAATCAAACTCTCGCTGCAAATCATGTTGCTGACCCTCAAGTGTTCAGTCCAGTCCATCAGCTCCACGGCTCGATGCGTGTCGCCTGCGGCACGATCGCGCTTGCGGCTGCAGATCTTTCGGCTGGCGATACGGTAATGTTGGCTCCGTTGCCTACAAACGCAGCGGTGGTAAGCATTGTCCTCTACAACGACGACCTAGATTCCGGCACCACAAATACTTGTGATGTTGGTCTCTACACCTCAGACGGTGATGTGACGGCAAAAGATGACGATTGTTACGCTAGTGCCATCACTGACTTGCGTGCAGCCGTTGGCGGCGCAGGCACCGAGGTTGCGTTTGAGGCGAGAAATATCAACCTAATGGGTCAAAAGGTATTCGAGGACGCTGGCGACAGCACAGATCCGAATACTCATTACTTTGTAGGACTTAAGTTCGACGCTGCTGGCGACACCGCCGGTGATCTGTCGTTTAAGATTACCTACATTGTTGACTGATTGATTGGGGGGGCTTCGGTCCCCCCTTTCTTTTCAAAGGATTTAAGATGGCATCAAACGTAGACATTTGTAACTCTGCGCTAAACATGATCGGCGCGAGCAACATCATCTCGCTGACAGAAGACAGCCGCGCGGCGCGCGTGTGTAATCAGCGGTTTGAGTTTGTCCGCGATGCCGTCATGCGCGCACATCCGTGGAACTGCCTGATCGTGCGCACCAGCCTCGCTGCCGACAGCGACACACCAGCGTTTGAGTTTGACCATCAGCACACATTGCCGACAGATCCATACTGCCTGCGCGTGTTGCGGCCGGAAGACCCAGATACAGTTTTTAGAGTAGAAGGCCGCAAAATCATCAGCAGCACGACACCATTCAAAATGATTTATGTCGCGCGCGTCACAGACCCCAACGAGTATGACCAGCTCCTGATTGAGTCCATCGCGTCACGGCTTGCCGCCGACATATCGTATGCCCTCGTGAACAGCGCCAGTCTTTCGCAGATGCTTATGGCAACGTATGAAAACAAACTATCCGAGGCGCGGTTCGTAGATGCAACCGAAGGCACGCCTGCAAACACGGTCAACATTGATCGCGCAAGTTATGCGGAGTCTGACGTGCTGATTGCTTCGAGGTTCTAGTGCCAAAAGTAAGCAAAGCCTTTGCAAACTTTACGGCGGGTGAAATCACGCCGAAGCTGTTCGGGCGCACCGACATCAGCAAATATGATAACGGTGCCGAGACAGTTGAGAACTTTCTGGTCCAGCCGCATGGTGGTTTATCACGTCGGCCCGGAACGCGGTTTGTGTCTGAGGTCAAAAACAGCTCTAACGCTGTGCGGCTCATACCGTTCGAGTTCAATGTCGAACAGGCGTATGTTCTTGAGTTTGGGCCAACTTACTTCCGTATCTATCGAGACGGCGGTCAGGTTGAATCCGGTGGGTCAGCGGTTGAAGTGACGACTGTTTATACTGCATCAGATCTGGCGGGGCTGAAGTTTGCCCAGGCTGCGGATGTCATGTACGTCGTCAGCCCAAATCATCCTATCTATAAGATTACGCGCACAAGTCACACGGCGTGGACCTTCACCGAGGTGACGACACAGCGCGGCCCGTTTCTCGATCAGAACATCACCACCACTACGCTGACGCCTGACAGCCGCGACGGCACGATCAGACTGACAGCAAGCGCAAGTCTGTTCACTGCTGACGACGTGGGGCGCTTGGTCAAGATCGAGGCCGGTTTTATCAAGATAACAGCGTTTACGTCGGCAACAGTGGTAGACGGCACGGCACAGGAGCTGGAGGACGGCCGCGCAGAGATCCTGCCTAGCTACACCGCTTCGACAATCTCGTTTCACGAAGGCGACCCGGACGCCACCGGACTGGAGCACAACGACCGCATCGAAGACACAGCGGCCGCGTTTATTGATGAAGGATTCAAGATAGGCCAGACAATCATCATCAGCGGTACAACCTCGAACAATAACTCCACCGGCTTTTTGGTCGTCGATGTGACTGACAGCGTCATCACCTTGGCACCCGGCGCTGATCTTGCCACAGAGGCAGCAGACAGCGGCCACACAATTCAGGGCAAGTTGGTTGCAACTGACGAATGGTCACTGGGTGCCTTTAGTAAGACGACCGGCTTTCCGCGCGCGGTTGCATTCTATGAGCAGCGATTAGTGTTTGCTGGCACCAGCTCGCAGCCGCAGACGCTGTTTTTTAGCCAGGGCGGCGACTTTGAAAACTTTGAGAGCGGGACCGCAGCCGATGACGGCATGGTCTACACAATCGGTTCTAACACCGTAAACGTCATTAGGTTTTTAGCATCAACGCGAAACCTGATTGTGGGAACATCGGGCGGCGAGTTTGTAGTGAGGGCGTCAGGCGCTGACGAAGCGATCACCCCGACCAACATACAGATTAAGCAACAAACATCGCACGGGGCTGCGGACATGACGCCCATGCAGGCAGGCAACGCGGTGCTGTTTGTGCAGCGCGCCAAACGCAAGGTGCTGGAGCTGCAGTTTAATTTTGACGTTGACGGCTATATTGCACCAGACGTCGCGCTCATCTCTGAGCATATCACGGAAAACGGTCTGGAGGAGCTGGCTTACCAGCAGGAGCCTGACAGCATTTTGTGGACCCGTCGCGGCGACGGTCAGCTGGCGTGTATGACCTACAAGCGCGAGGAGCAGGTGATCGGCTGGTCACGTCAGATCATCGGCGGCGTGTTTGGTACAGGTGACGCAATCGTGGAAAGCATTGCTTCCATACCGGGCGACCTTGATGAAGATCAGGTTTGGGTCGCGGTCAAGCGCACAATCAATGGCGCGACCAAACGATATGTAGAGTTTATTAGAGACTTTGATTTTGGCACTGACGTCAACAACGCAATCTTTGTTGACAGCTCGCTCACCTTTACAGGCGTGACCAGCACGCTGGCTGGCGACGAGGCCGCAGATCAGACAACCATCACGCTGGCAGACGCCTCTTCGTTCCCCAGTTCGGGCGCGATCAAAATTGGCACCGAGGTGATTACCTATACGGGCAAAAGCACAAACGATCTTACGGGCTGCGTGCGTGGCGTGGTCGGTCCCGCAGCGGCGCACAGTTCGGGCGCCACAGTCACACAGGCCACGTTGTCGCTATCAGGTCTCAGTCACCTTGAAGGCCAGACTGTCAGCATCCTGGGCGACGGCTCCGTTCATCCTGACAAGACAGTATCGAGCGGTGCGGTCACGCTGGAGCGGTACGTCACGAAGGCACACGCCGGGCTGTCCTACAACTCGACACTGCAAACCCTGCGTGTAGACGCTGGCAGTGCGATGGGTACGAGCCAGGGCAAGATCAAGCGCATCAACGAGCTGACGGTGCGGCTGTTTCGGTCAGTCGGTCTGAAGGTTGGACGCGATGCAAACAACCTTGACATTGTCCCGTTCAGATCATCTGCCACAGCGATGGACGCGCCCATCTCGTTGTTTACTGGCGACAAAGAGATCGAGCTTAACGGCAACTACGACACTGACGGGCAGCTGACAATCCGGCAGGATCAGCCGCTGCCAATGAACATCCTCGCGGTCTATGCAACACTGAGTACATTCGACCAGTGAGGCTTGTGCCGTTTGAGATAGCGCACGGTGAGGCGCTGCTTGAGGCTGATCTAAACGACGACCGTAACCGCCCGGCACCGGAGTTTGGCAACTTTATGCCGACGCTGGTGCATGAGGGGATGGCGTTTACCGGCATCGACAACGGCCACCTGATCGGTGCTGCCGGGATCTTCCCGCTATGGCAGGGTGTTGGCGAGGCGTGGTTTCTAGGAGCCAGTCGGGTGGGGCGGCATCAGTTCCGCGTGGCGCGGTTGGTGCGCGAAAAGCTAAACGAGATCGCACAAGAGCAGGGTATGTGGCGGGTGCAGGCTGCTATGCGCAGCGATTGGCCCGAGCTGAAACGCTGGGCAAGGTTTCTCGGCATGGAACACGAAGGCCACATGTCGATGTACGGCGCAAACAAACTTGACTACGAAAGGTATGCGAAGACATGGCAGTAGGAGCAACCATCGCTGGGACATTGTTCTCGGCATACGGCCAGATGCAAACCGCCAGAGGTATGAGAGCGGCAGGCAAAGCCTCAATGCAGGCTGCTGAATACAATAAAAAAGTTCGTGACCGAAATGCGCGCGTTGCCGAGCAAGAGGCTGATTTGCGTGAGCGTGTCGGTGGCCGTGAAGTCGTCAGGTTTCGCAAACAGTTTGACAAACTGCAGGCGCGTGCTGGCACAGCCTATCGCAAGTCGGGCGTGCTTGCCACCACCGGCACGCCGCTGGAGGTATTGTCTGAAAGCGCAAGCGAAGCTGAAGAAGACATCCAGACCATACGTTTGACGGCTGCAACGGAAGCCGGACGTATGCGCCAGCAAGGCGTCAATCAGCGTCTAGCCGGTCAGTTGACGCTGCTCGAAGGACGCCAGCAACAACTGGCCTACAACATCAAAGCGCGTGATGCGCGCATAAGCGCGCTGACTACTTTGGCCAAGGGTGGCTACCAAGTGAGCCAGATCGTATGAAGGTTCCCACTTATACAGCACAGCTAGATCGACCACGCCAAGGGCAGGGTCGGTTTTTGACAGCCCAGCTCAGTGCGTCGGCGATGGCCGCACCCGCACGCGCGTTTGCAGAGTCAGGTCAGCAGCTTGCAAAGGCTGGAGCTGACGTTGCCGCGTTCGGCATAAAGAAGGCGCAGGTCAGCGCCGATAGCGAAGCAAAAGCACGGGCATTGCAACTTGAAGTAGCGATGGCAGACGTCGAAACAAAAGCAGCGCGAGAGGCTAGTCCGCAAGCTGCCGAGCAGGCGTATTTAACAGGCGTCAGCGTATTAAATAAACAGTACAGCGCAAACTTGAACACAATGGCCCGCCGCGCGTTTTCAGGCGAAGCAGCACGCATCAACGCTGCGAGCCGCATTCGGTTTATGAAAGCAAACAACGCGCGTGTAGTTGAGGCACGAAAGACTAATCTCACAACTGACACCAACAGCTCAATCAGTCGGGCGGCAGATTTGTCGCTCAGTTTAAATCGGCGTTTCGCGGCTGCGCTTGAAGGCCAACAGCGTATAACGAATGCGTTGTCAGATTTGGGCGAAAAAGAAGTACAGGCGCGAATTGACACCTACTATGAGGATTTGGTGCAAAATACACTATCTAATCTTATTAACGGACCGGACGCGGATGTGCTTTCTATTGTCGAACAGTTTCGTCGCGGCAAACTAAGTGATGCAATCATTCAAGGCGCAGCAAAAAACCTGACGCCAGAGAGAATAGACGCGATTGCTAAAGCGGCGACGAAGCAGGCGAACGAAATCGTCAAAGTGCGAACAAGTCTACGCGAGCAGAAGGAAGCGGAGGACAACAGATCAAACGACCAATTGTATAGGTCAATTGTCAATGTGGACCGTGACAACCCAAAGGCTGTCGAAAAAGCGAAAACCGATCTTAACACGTTGCTCTCGGCTGGTTATTTCGACAAGCCGTCGCAAGTTGATGCCGTCATTCGTAGCCTAGAGGCCGAGTCCGAAGGCGGCGCGTTCCCAAAAAAATCCGCCGCGACCGACAAGGTTGAAACAGAGCTGGCAGAAAAAGAATCTTTTGACAATCTAAGTTTTGAGGAACTGCTTAGTAACAAGAACAACGTCACAAAGTCATTTTACATACAAATGCTTCAAACGCTGGAGACTGAGCGAGATCAGGCGGAGACAGACTCGCTGCAAGATTTCAAAACGACCTTTAATTACACCGAAGAGACAGACAAGGATTTGCTGCGCTCGCCGTCTCGATTAGCTTACAACGCCGCAACGAAAGCTCTGCGTCAATACAAGCGAGACAACCCAAGAGCTTCGTATCGCGATATTATGAAAGAGTCCAAACGGCTCATCGGCGAGCAGAAAGCAATATTCAACGCGAAGTTTGAGACGTTCAAAGCTGACGCTCTCGTCAGTGCTTATAGTCTTTTATCTCCCACTTTACGGGGCGTGATACCTAGCCCCCGCACAGCGACTACTGAACAGTTGCAGGTGGCGGTTGCCAAAGAACTGGCGAAAGGTAACGAAGATCTGCTGTTGCTCGCTTTCAACAGGACGCTCAACAAAGCATTAGACCTGCGGATATTTGATTGATGACTACGATCGACGACACCATTGACGAGTACGAAAAGGCCGCGTCTATCCGCGCGACTGACTTTTCGCAGCTTGGCATAGATGACTTTGCCAACGTCGAGATCGACAACGAAGGCAACGCATACGGCATTGTCA